AGAAGAACACAGTCTTTCAGAACTAGAGAGCTTGATCCTTTCATTGCTGAATGTGATCGTCAATTCAAAGTCTGGTCCAGAATGCTGAGCATTCACTCTATGGACTGGGAAATGAGCAGAAAACAATGAGGAGTGCTTGATGGCTGGTTCGGAACATATGGTTGGAAGTATGGAGGGTAGTGTCGTTTTGAACGAAACTACTATTCCTAACTCAGAAGTTTGGGAAGCCTTGGGTAACACGGACCCCGAGGGTATGGGCGACATCGAAAGGGCGTTGGTCAACTGGGGCAAGAACACCCGTAAGGCTGGCTCTATCTTCGATCGTGACCGTTTCGTTACTCCCGACAAGGTCTTCCATCAGTTCAAGATGGCTCTTGATGCAGCCGAATCTGACGACGTGGTTTCTGGCATTGTAGAAACAACCGAAGCTTTGGCTTACAACAAGGTCTCTATGAGTTCTGAGGATGAAGACGAAGAAGACATTTGGAACCAGATCATTGAGGATCTGGATTTGATTACTCGTATGCGTGAGATGTGGCGTGAGATGTTCATTGTTTCACAGTTTTACTGTGGGATAATGTGGGGCCGCAAAACGTATACTGTTCGTGGTTCGGGTACTTCTCGTAAGCGCCGTAAAAGCTACGATCTTTTTGTCCCTATTGGTTTGACCCTGTTTGACCCTATGACTGTGCTTCCTGTGGGCAGCTTCATGTTCCGCAAGGATCAGCTTGTCTATATAGCTGACAAAACTCAGGCCGGTACGATTGATCAGGTGCTTGCTGGAGACAACAGTACAGACCTTGTCGTCGACCAGTTCTTGGGTGGCCGTTACGAATTGGATCGCCCTGATAGGAACAGGCTTCAGGAAGTTACTGGGGCCGACTATTTAGAGGGCACGTTCTTGATGAACAGCGAAAATGTGTTTCGTCACACAGCTACCCGTCCTGATTATCAGCGTTTCGCTACTGTCCGTATGAAGTCCGTGTTTGAACTGCTCGACTTGAAGCAGCAATTGCGACAGATGGACCGTGCCCATCTTTTGGGTGGCCCTCTTCGTGTTGACCAGAAGGTCTGGACCGAGAATGGCTCTAAGGCCATCGGGGACACTGTTGTGGGGGATAAGGTCTACGGACCTTCAGGTGAGCTTGTAGACGTTGTGGGAGTGTATCCTCAGGGAGTGCTCTCTATGAACAAGGTTGAATTCACTGATGGCAGCGTAGTCTACTGCGATGATTCTCACTGGTGGACTGTTGAAAATAGGGGTCTCAAAAGCAATAAGATGGAGACTATTCAGCTTTCCGAAATCAAAGAAAGAGGAATCACTTTTAACAATGGAGGGACCGGAGCGTATCGCTGGCGTGTCCCCATGACTGCTCCAGTCGAATATCCTGAGAGAGATTTTCCTATGCATCCGTATCTTCTTGGGTACATGCTTGGAGATGGATCTTTTGGTCAGACTTCTCCCAAGATTCATTCCGCAGAAACAGATCACCCTTGGTCCGATGTTCTTCCTGATGGTGTAAGAACAACTGTTCACGATTTTGAGGAAGGTAGGTGCCCGCAATACGTCATTGCTGGCGTTGAATGGAGGAACAACCCTCTCATGAAGGCTATTGAGGCCCTCAATCTACGAGGCGTTACTGGTGTGAACAAGTTCGTCCCAGAACAATACATGACAGGTTCTGTTGCTCAGAGAGTTGATCTGCTGGCGGGCTTATTTGACTCCGATGGGCATGTGCTTAATACCCCTGGCATGAAGGGTGCTATTGAATTTTCTAACACTTCTGAATCCTTGTGTGATTCTGTTGTTGAGCTTGTTCAGTCTCTTGGTGGCGTTGCTGTCAAGAGGTTGAGAACACAGGACCCTAGGCCTAATCATAAGCCTTGTTGGAGAGTTCTAGTCCATTGGAATAATGAATTGGAGCCACCTCTCAGACTTCAGAGAAAACTTAACTCATGGGAGCATAAAGAGAAGCCGATCTTCAGAGCCATTAAAAGCATCACTCCCTCACTGGATGCTGAGGCTGTGTGTATCAAGGTTGACTCAGAGGATGGACTATTCCTTACCGAGAGTTATGTGACTACGCACAACACTAATTTCATTATTGTGTTCAAGCGTGGCTCGGACGCTAATCCTGCTAGACAAGGCGATTTGGCGTCCTTGAAGACTCAAGTTCAGAACGCAGCACGTATTCCTGTGATCATTGGTGACCACACGATTGATGTTGAGATCATCACACCGAAGCTGGATCTGACGATGTCTCCTGAGCGTTACAACACGTTGGATGCACGTATCACTGCGCGTCTCTACCAGATCTTGATGTCTGGTAACTATGCGGCAGGCAGCAAGGGCGACGATTCTATTAAGCTTGCCCGTTTCATTGCTAGAAGCATGGAGTCGCGTCGTGCAGCTATCGGTGACGCCATATACAAGAATGTGCTGTTGAAAACGTTTGAACGTAACGTTCCACAGTTTAAGTACTTGCCTAAGTTGAACTTCCATCCTAAGAGAATTTCTCTTGATTTCGATGCTACAGCGTCTCAGTACATGTTGGACCTACGTGACCGTGGCGATCTTTCTCGTGAAACTATTCTGCGAGAAATCGACTTGGACCAGGATGAGGAATACCGTCTGCGTCAGCGTGAAGTCGAGTTCGACAAGGTATTCCAGCCTACGAACGTCCCGTTTGGGGCTGCTGGTCGTGCTGGTGGTGGAAACGCTAACGGTGGTGGGACGAACCGTAAGGCGGGTAGACCTGAGGGGTCTCCTACTACTGAAGACGAAAACGAGCTTGATCAGGAAGAATAATAGTTCAATTCCGACACTAAGTTCAGCGATAACTTAATTGAGGTATAACCATGACTGTCATTCTCAATGGTAAGAAAAGCATACATTTAGGCGCACAAGCGTTTATTGTGGAAGATGCCCGTGAGATCGCTTCTTCGAGCTGGGCCGATAGAGCTATGGTCAATAACGATGCGTACAAGTGGGTGCGTGGTCGTTTCGTTGAAGCTGATAATGCTAACCGTAACGGTCAGATGTGGAGCCACGACGACCTTGTTATGGCTAAGCCAAGTATCCAGTATTCCCCTATGAACATGCTTCATCAGGCGAAAAACATTGTTGGCGCTTTTGTTGACACTGAACTCGTTTACCCTGAAGGCGATCAGGCTCAGGTATCGAATGCTTACATCGAAGCTCTTGGTGTGTTCTGGAAGTTCTATCACCCTGAAGCCTATTCTGAGGTGCAGAAAGCACACGAACAAGGCAAATTGTTTTACTCAATGGAGTGCGTGTCGGAATCAATCCAATTCACGGCTCCTGATGGCAGACAATCTGATGTCCTAGCTTACGCCGGCACTATCTCTGATTCTTACGGTGAGTGGAATAACCGTGGGTCTGAAGTGACCCGCCAGCTAATCAACCCCCATTTCATTGGTGGAGCCTTGATCCTTCCTCCTGCTAGTCCTGGTTGGGCTAATGCGGAGATCACAGAACTTTCTTCGTTGATGAATGAATGCAACGAAGAGCTTGAGAAGACTTACAAGCAACTCGCTAATGAGCATTCTCACTTGGACGCTAATGAACTTGAGAGTATCACTCTTGAGCTTTTGCGTAGAGATTCGGTTAGTTCATCCTCTGATGATTCAATTACTGAGGATGATACGCCGAAATTAGTTGTGTTCGACACTAAGTTCGAAAACAGCGATGAAAGCAATGAAGAAAACAACAACCCCAGTAAAGGAGGTGACATGACTACTACTTTTTCCCAGGAACAGGTTGACGCAATGATTGCCGAAGCCCTCACTCCTATGCAGGAAGAGCTTAGCGTACTACGAGCTAAGTCCGATGCTGAGGAAGTTGAAACTCAGATTGCGGCTCTTACAGAGCAGTATGACTCTGAGGTAGCTGAGATTCGTTCGCAGCTAGACGCAAAGGTCCTTGAGGCCGCTGCTGCAACTGCTAAGTATGACGAGCTTGTTACGATGCTAGAAGATGCAGCAACTGCTGAGGCAGAAGCCGCTGAGCGTGCAGAGCGACTTGAGAGTCGTCTTGCACAGATCGAGGAAGTTGCTAACTTCCCCGAGGATTATATTGCAGCACAGAGCGACCGTTGGGCAGCAATGTCCGATGAAGCTTTCGAAGCAACTTTGGCTGACTACACGGCAGTAGCCGCTGGTATGCCAGATTTCATGAAGAAGAAGAAGAAGAAGGAAGACGAAACTGATCTTCCTGACAAGTCTGTCTTGAATTCAGGTGCCGGTCGTGAAGAGGCCAGCGCTAAAGGCAGTGTTATCAATAAAGGGTCTCTTCAGGCCCTACGCAACGTAGATTATTCTACACTCTAACTGATTAGGAAAGGAGGCGAACAATGAGCAACTATGGTAGAAATTTCGAGTTTCGAGTAGCCCCAGTCAGCAAGGATCGTTCAGGACGTAATTTCCTAGACGGTGCGGCTGTACCGATCGGCGCTCCTGTGGCTTACGGCACAGGCGGAACTGTTGGTGGGCTAAACGAATTGGGTCTTCGCCCGTTCGTACTTGCAGCCGATGAGGCTTACACTCCAGTTCCCGGTCAGGGCGGAGTGGCAATTTACGAGTACGGGCCTAGCGCCTTTGCTGGCGACGACATTTTGCTTACTACTTTCTCCGACAAGGACACAGTCCCTGCTGGAGCAGCCATTCAGGTTGTTAGTGGTACATATGTAAAGGTCGTTCTTCGTAACATCCCTGCATTCACCTTTAGCAGTGTCCGTGCATACACGGGACGTAACATGATCAGGCCAGCCGACACGGGTTCTCTCGCTGTTGGTGACGGTCTTATCCCCGGTGTGGGAACCGACACAGGCGGTTACTGGAGAGCTAACGGCGCAGTTTCTGTCGCTACTCCGGGTGAAGCTTGGCTTATCGTCGAGCGTATCGCAAGTTTCGAAATCCACGGAGAGACAGGTTTCGAAGTCGAAGCCCGTCTTAACTTCTAAGAGGAGGTGACAACAATGACTACAAACAGCACAATGACTGACCTTTATGGTAGAGACGGAGAAGATCGCAAGACTCTTCGCGAAACCGTAGCAGCAGTAAACAAGGAAGCAGCAGAAAACTGGAGCGACCCCAAGTGGCGTCGTGAAATGGCTCAGCAAATGACTGAGACCATTTACGAAGGTTTCCAGCATGAGAACCTACTTAGCTTGATGACCGAGGTGGAGAACGCCCCGTTCGACGGCCGAGTTTTCGTCAAGGAAGTAATGGGACTCAAGGCATTCTGGGTAGCTCGTGGTGGGCACATTGAGCAGAGCACGCTCCGCTCAGAGGTACTAGAGTTGCCTCGTGACACTATTGGTTTCCACGTTTCCGAAATGGAAGACAAGATCATGACTAACTTTGCGGAGACGCAAAGCACTCTCGTGAATCTTGGAATCCAGCGTCTTGACGCCGAAGTGAACCGTCGTGTTCTCGCAGCGTTCCAAGCCGCAATTCCATCAGGTAACCCGTCTTATGTTTCGGGTGCGGGTCTTTCTCTTGCAGCACTTAACACCGCTATCCGCGGCGTTCGTGAAGAGAGCAAGACACAAGAAGTAGCTATCGTGGGACGCTCAAGCATGACCGAGCAGATCATGGACCTTCTTCTTGGTTCAGGAACTAACGGTGCCGGATTCCTTCCAGAATCCAATGAGGACATGGTACGTCGTGGCGTACTCGGTACATACCGTGGCGCAACGATCATCACCCTTACGAATCACAAGGATGAGAACGACGCTTCTTACTTCCCAGCCGGAGAGCTTTACGTCATCGCCAAAGATGCATCGAAGTTCGCTTTCTGGGGTGGTTTGATGTCGAAGGAATACGATGAGCAGGACAACTGGTATTGGCATTACCTCGCACGTAGGGACTTCGGTGGAGTTGTTCACCGTCCCGAGCGTCTGCGTCGTATTGTGGACACCAACCTGTAACTCTTGACTTAGGTCAAAACACACAGTAACATCGGGGAGAGGGCTTCGGCTCTCTCCCTTTTGCGTGACGGAGATGTGTATGGAGCAACCTGAAGTCGTTAAATTCACTTCGTCTAAAAGCCCTGGTAGGACCAAATTGCAGTATGAGAGATTTGTTCTTTCGTCTTTCAGGTTCGCTGACATCCTCAGTGTGTATGAAGTCCCTTTGAATGAGCCTGAATCTGTGGGGATATTGCCAGGCCACTGGAAACTTGTGTGATCTCGTCGGTGAGGGTGTAAGGTGTGTTATACTAAGGGTCACTAGCTAGTGGCGTTATTTAAGGAGAAACATATGGAAAAGGAAATCTGGAAGAACTCAAGCGGAGGCATGACTCTCATCAACGTGTATGATCACGATGGTAAGGAAATTCAGAAGATGGTTCGTGCAGGTAAGACGATCGAGGTTACCGAGAGAGAGCGTCTGCATTTGAACACTGACCGTGCATTGACGCCGGGTAATGATGTGTTCTCTGCGGGGTTCATGATTCCGGTTGATCTGCCTGATTCGACTTCTGATAAGGCTGCTATTGAGTCTAATCCGAACCAGTTGACTGAGGCTGCGTTGCTGGACCTTTTGGGGTTGGCATGGCAGAAGTTCGATAAGGCTCTTGCTGAGATCACGAACATTCAGGGTTTGACTCGTTTGTATGATTTGGCTGAGGCTGATGATAGTACTACTGTTCGTCAGTTGGATTCTGTGAAGGCCCGTATTCTTGAGGTTCATCCTTCTCACATTTTTGATGACTGAGTAGGGTTTCGGTTCTTGTTGTTTGTTTGGGGCACCCTTTCGGGGGTGCTCTATTCATTTGGGTGTTAAGCCGATAGTATCCATGAGGATGAGAAGATGTCAGGAAAGTGTATTTCCTGCGGAGACATCTGTACCTAAACTATCTGAGGTGGAAATATGACTGTTCTGAACGATCTCGTTGAAGCCTTAAAAGCTGAAACTAATGTGCCTGGTGCCAACACTTTGCCTGACGCCACGGACGCCGACTACTTATTGAGACTCAAGAACGCTTTCTGGGAAGCTTACCTGGATAGGGTCATCCCGAACGGAACTTACGATGAAGTCGGTGGAGTCGTCACTCCTGATCTGCCACGCGATTTGCAGCAACTTGTTATCTTGTACGCCGCTTTCAACATTGCTTGCAACAGTTTCATGAACGCTCAAACCAAGTTCCGTGCCCATGCTGGTCCTGTCGAGTACGAGGTTGAGCAGTCAGCTAGCTTGCTCAAAGGTCTGCTAGATAAGATGTATGAGCGCAAGAAGGCTCTCATTGAAAGTATTCTTGCTGAAGGTGGCGGCGCTGGTGCTTTCGTATTCGATAACGTTCTGGCTCGTGACGCAGCCTTTATGTACGGAACTTCTAGCTACGTGACTTCCTGGACTAATGGCTGGAACTGATTATGGCTGAAACTAATGATCCGAGGCAGGCAGGATTTAATGCGACGAATTTTCGTGATGCAATCAAGTTCGCCATGAAAATGGGTTCCCCGAACATTGCAGACAATCGTGCTACGTTCAGGTGGGACGTGGAGCGCACTTTCGACATCAAAGACCCTAGTGGCAACCCGTATTCTTGGGATAAGGTTCCTGTATCTGAAGTCTCTTACAACGACATTCAGGTTGATGTCGCTGTGGATTTCATTGCTAGATCCACTTTGTCTGGGTTGACGCCGATTGGTGAGTTCGATACGCCTCGCGCTGTCCTAACTATTCTCGACGTTGATTGGGCATTGGTGTTGGCAACAAACACTTCTACTCCTAGACCTAACCCCGATAGGGTTCTGCTGGGGGGCAACACGTACAATCTGGACTACGTGGCCCCCGACATAGGGTTGTTCGATGTGAACGTTTATCAGGTATATTGTTCAGCTATTGACGAGTCTTGAGGTAGATTATGTATGTAGGTGGCGTTCGAATCAGGATGATTCAAGACAACATGATGAGGTACATTGAGCAGGGCTTAGACGATCTCGGATGGTTCGGGCCTGGTCGCAACCATGCTCCTATTGATGTGCGTTCTGATCCTGTCGACTGGGATGTTGAAGCGTTGCCTAATATCGTTTCGGTGACTATTGACCATTCTGATGAGATGGAATCCGAGTTGGGTTCTAATTTGACGGAGAACCGTTGGGATTTCTATGTTGACGTGTACTGCGAGAAAGAAAGCTTGGCTATCCATTTGACTACCGATATTCGTGATTTGCTGCGAGGCAAGTTTTCTTCTATCGGATTCAGTCAACCGGTGTTGCACGTTTTCGATTTGACTCAGGCAACTCCTAGTCTCATTTTCACTTGCGACATTGAAGACTTGTCAATGGACAAGAACCGTTTCGCTAACAAACCGTACCAGTCTGCCTGGTGGGTGATTTCGTTTGTTGTGGTGGACGAGTACGGGAATCAGGACAGCCTCTGATGGTCAGGATTTTCAACACACTCGTGAGCGCTGACGGGTCCCCCATTCAGGGCGGGTCTGTGTTGGTTGATTTGATGTGGAACCGTGTCTTGCAGCCTGTGGCTCAGCCTATTAGTTCGGAGTACTTCCTTGACACCCAGTGGGTGACTGCGAGTGACGCCTCGGGTTTATGGGAAGTCAACCTTGTTCCGAACGCGTCCATCACTCCAGCAGGAAACACTTATCGTATCACAGAGAAACCCAGAAGGTATTCTTACTATCCGACCACCTATTATATCGTTGTTCCACCTGAATCTTCTACTCCGGTGGACTACTATGTAGGTGACATCAAAATTGATAAACCAGATTGGGCTAAACCATGAGTGATTCGCTAGAGAAGCTACTTTCTGTGAGATGCAATAAAGCTATCGCCATCATTCTTTCTTCTAAGGAAGAGTTATGCGATCCTTTCATTTCTCAGGAGTCGGCAGCCATCATGCGTAAGGTCGTTTTGGATCAGTTGAATGATCTTGTTGAGTTCGCCCTCGATTTGAGTGGGAACACTGGCGATACTATCTACAACGACGAGTATATGCGTCGTAAGATTAACGCTATTTACGATAAGGTCGTGTCTGATGGTCCTTCGATCTGAAATAACTGACAGACTTGTGCTCCAAGACGCAATCTTGGATAGCTACGATAGGCGCACGTTCTTGGCGACCCAGTCGAAAGTCTTGACGCAAGCTGGGGTTGATCTTTCTGTCAGCGGTGTGATGGCTTCGATGGTTGCGGAGGCTGCTATGGCTTCTTCTGGTGCTACATCCGAAGTCCTCGCCCAGATAGGTGTGTTTTATGATGCGGCAGTACGTTCTCGTCGTACTAGTCTTACCAACGCTTACGAGGACGTCGGCAAACAAGCTAACATTGCTGTGTCGCAACGATACCGTAAGTCTGCTGGACGTGGGGGTCCGGGCCCCTACCGTGCTAATGCTTCTGGCAAGTATAAGCGTGATTCGGGAGGCAAACTGGGGAGGGCTTTGACTTCTGAGAGGATGTATTTGGCTACTCCTACCGGTATTTCTTATGTGAATATGCCGTTTTTGGATTCTCAGGCTAGGCAGTGGTATCGTTTGAACTTCGGTGCTGGGCAGAGAGGTCGAGATAGTGTTAGACCTGCGTCAAGGACGGCTATTTTCTTTGGTCAGAGAACCAGCTTGGACATTGGCCTCCAAGGCTTTAGTGCTTCTCCTTCCTTCAAAATGCCTGCTGGTTTCTTCCAGGATAGTCGTGGTACTGTCAAGGGCTTTGACCCTTCTAGAAGAGGAAAAGATAAGTTCAACCCTGCTGGGTTTTTGCAGGGCGGACAGAACATGATGAAAAATGCGGCAGGACAGGAACTTAGAGCTATTACGAATCAGGGTATTACAGCTAGGAACTTCTTGGATGCCGGTACTGACGTCATCGCCCGTGGTATGCCGTTGGTCACCACCGAGTTCCTTCGTGGTGTCTTGGAGGAAGCGTTCGCTTCTGGTGGCTCTAAGGGCGTGGTTTCTGCTTCTGCCTTGGATACTAAGGATATTGAGAGGGCGTTGAAGAGAACACAGTCGGAGATCGAAAAGTTGCCTAGACAGGCAAAAGCTTTGAGTAGTTCGGTTTCTCGTAGGTTCTAGTTAATTAGTGAGACCGGTTTGACGATATATGTATCCGAAGGCTTAAAAAGATCGTTTATTGTGCATCCGATTGGATGCATGGTCATGGAAACTCCTTGTGGGGTTATGGGTAATGAAAATCACTGAGACTGCAAGTGGGTCTCAATAATCAACGAATGACGTATTGAGTACGTCAAACTGCCTCAAAAGGAGATAAATTTATGTCTGTGAAAGCCGGCCAGGTACTACATGACTCAGAAGGTTTCGTTATCGACCGCATTCAAACTGCTGGTGTTGGTAACCTAAACATCCCTGAAGAGAAGATTTACGAACTAGGTAACTACGAAACCGTAGCAACCGTTCGTGACATCCCCGACCTTTCGTTCGACGTTGAATCATTCGACGTTACTTGCGAGTTCGAAGCCCTGATCGTTAATCAGGATCCTTCAACTCTCCCAACGAACTACGAAATCAACTTCGATCAGTATGTTCCTTTGAACATCATTTCCCCATTCAAGTCATCTCAAGGAAACTTCGATATCGTCAAAGGTATCGCAGTCCCCTATTTGACTCTTGAGCGTTCCAGCTACCGTTTCGGTGTGGGAACTAACTCAACACAGCAGCACACACTCCGTGGTGACTCTGTGTTCTACATCCAGGGAACCCCGTATCAAGACATTTATGGTCCTGCTTCTGTTACGCAGGCTTTGGGCACACTTACCGCAGGTGCGAACGCAGTTTACACCTTCGAAAACACAGCTCAGATCTACAACTATGCTGGTGACGCATACTACGCCCTTGACATCACAGCCAAGGTCGCAGGTACGAACACGTACCGTCGTCTCTACTTCGGGGAAGATTACACAAACACAGCAACTGCTGTAACAATCATCCCTAACTTGTCTTCTCTAGGGTTCGACACACTCGTGATCACTTACGGTTCGACCACAGCAGCCAGTTACCCTCAGACAGTACATGAGGCTGTTTCTTCAACATCTCCTGCCGCTATTCGTGGTAAGGACGTTGACGTGTTTATCGGCACTGACGATGCTACCCCAGTGTTCACACGTTGGTCAGGTATTCAGAGTTTCGAGGTTACTCGTTCGGTTAACATCGAGAACGACGAAGAGTTGGGTAACTCACGTTTCGTGGCTCAGGAGTATGATACTGCTGATGTTACTGGTTCGATTACTGTGAAGCCTTTGGATCCTGCTGATTTGTGGGAAAAGATCGCTCAGGTAGCGAACGTTCCTGTCAACGAGGTCGCTGGTCCGTTGACTTCTGTTCCTCTTCCGATCGAGATTCGTGTGACGGATCCTGATACTGGAAACAACTTGAAGACGTTCTACATCCCGGATGCACGTTTCACTATTCCGGGTGTGCAGGGTAGGATTCAGACGAAGCTAGAAGTTACGTTCAACTTCACTAGTGATGCTGGAACTCTTCGTGTTTTCAATGGTATTCGTCCATAATTTGAAGTAGTTTAACGCTAAAGAGGACCTCTGACTCAACAATTGTACGTTGGTCAGAGGTCCTTTTGCGTTTCAAGGACTTTGACATGCAGCTAGAACTGTAGTAAGGTTTAGAGCTATGGCTAGATTCGATGTTGAAGAAATGAAGAAGCTTTGGGGCGACGGATTATCTGTGAACGCCATCTCTGAGCAGCCAGGAATGCCTTCCGTTTACCTGACGAGGAAAACCTTGACCGATCAAGGGTTAACTCTTGAACGTAGAGATCCACCAAGATCGAATAAGAAAGAAGTGGATGAAGATGAATTTCGTTTGCTGTGTGAAACGAAAACTCAGAAGGAACTAATAGAGCACTACGGGGTTACGCAGAAGGTCATATCGAGAATTTGCAAGGATCTGAAGATCTCTCCAGCTAACAGGTTTGATTTCAACGGGTGTTCTCCTTCAAAGGCTCAACTGCAAGAAGATGTTTCTGTCATGACAATGCTTCAGCTGACGGAGAAATATGGGGTGGGAGAGAAACGCATCAAGTCTTGGTTGAAGTCTCATGACTTGAAGTATAAGAACAAACACGGTGGATCTTCCTTTTTTGACTCTGAAGTGTTTGCGAAACTTTCCGATCCTGAATGGCTTAGACCTGAGTACGAAGACAAATCTAGTGTTGCTATAGGAAAAGATCTCGGAGTTGATCCTTCTACCGTTTGTAACTGGCTAAAGAAGCATGGTATTGATGCGACTTGGGTTAAGTACAGGTCGGGGGAAACTTTGGAATCTCAGCTGGCCGATTTTGTTGAGTCCTTGGGTGTTGAAACCATTCGTAACAGCCGTAAGATCATTCCCCCGAAAGAACTAGACGTGTACGTGCCAGTAGTCAACGTCGCTTTCGAGTTCAACGGTTTGTACTGGCATGTAGAAGATATGGTTGGGCGTTCGTATCATCGAGATAAGACTGACGCTTGCGGGGAAGTAGGCGTTCAGTTGATCCAAGTGTGGGAGGATGACTGGTTGAATCGCCGTCCGCAGGTTGAGTGTATGATTCGTGCGAAACTTGGGTTGGTTTCGGGTCGTGTGTTTGCCCGTAAGTGCCTGGTTGTGCAGCCTGATAAGGGTTCGGTGAAAGAGTTTTTGGATGAGAACCATATTCAGGGGTCTGTTGGGTTGTCGTTTTGTATGGGATTGGAGTTTGAGGGTGAGTTGGTTGCCGTGTGCGGCTTCAGAAAGCGTTCTGAGGGTGTTTGGGAGCTGTCGAGGTACGCTAGCTCTTTGAGTGTTGTGGGTGGCTTCAGTAGGCTTGTGAAGGCGGCTGAGGGGTTGTGTGGTTCTGGGGTGTTTGTTTCGTTTGCGGATCGTGGGGTGTCTGATGGCGGTTTGTATTCTGGTAACGGTTGGGTGTTAGATGCTGTTCTAGGCCCGGATTACAAGTATGTTTCGGGTGGGGTTCGTGAGCATAAGTTCAATTTCCGCAAGGGAAGGTTCGAAACTGATAGTGAACTTTTGTTTGATCCCGAGTTGTCTGAGTCTGAGTTGGCTTTGTTGAACGGGTTGACAAGGGTTTGGGATTCTGGTAAGCTAAGGTTCGTTAAGCAATTCTAGTGAATGCTCTTGAAACATAAGAAGTGATGTGCGGCTCTTGTGTTAATCTAGTATGCCGCCTTAACTCAGTCTGGTCAGAGTGCCACTCTGTAAATGCCCTTTTAGTATAATGGCTATTACATCTGTTTTGTAATCAGAAGATGAAAGTTCGATTCTTTCAAGGGGCTCAAAGAAATTCAAGGAATCCCTTGACATGTTCAATAAGTTGTGCTAGCATGACGAAACAGAGCACAACAAAGAACTTAGGAGGTGCTCCCAAGAATGTCAGAACATCAACTCAAACTGAATACTAAGGTCGAGCCTTCCTTTTGGGCCCGACCCTTAATCTAAGTAAGTCGTGCGGTTATAGCATAGTGGTAATGCTCCAGTTTTCCTGTGACTATGGTGTCAATGGTAGCACTCCTGACTTCCAATCAGAAGGTGAGAGTTCGAATCTCTCTAGTCATTCCAAGCAGTTACGAGAGTTCGATTCTCTGTAGCCGCTCCAAGCAACCTCTGCTAACGTGGAGGCTCTGCAAGTTCTTTGAAAACTGAATCTACTTTGGTTCCGGCGTATTTTCGATGCGCCGGGACCGCACGGTTCCATGATGTAACGGCTGCATAACTCATTGTCTATGAGTTTGTGGGGGTTCAAATCCCCCTGGAATCGCTAGTAAGTATGGGATCTTAGCTCATCTGGTAGAGCGTATCTTTTGCAAGGATAAGGTGATCGGTTCGACTCCGATAGGTTCCACGTATTGCCCTGTTAGAATAGTGGTAGTTTCGTCACCTTCTCACGGTGAAGGCAGGAGTTCAATTCTCCTACAGGGCACGTATCCTTCTGTCAGCCTCTCCCGGCTTTGTTCCTTTACAGGGCACCCTAGGGACGGTGAAGCGGGCAGAAGGAGATTCTCGGGGTGTAGCGAAATGTGGTTACGCGCTTGCTTTGGGAGCAAGAGTAAGTCAGTTCGACCCTGACCACCCCGACTAGTAAGTATAGGATAGTACATGGTGATTGAGTCAGATATTGGTTAGCTGAGGCAGATTGTGACTCTGTTGAGGATATTCTCTCGTGCGGGTCCGATTCCCGTCGGTCACCCCAATTAGTGCAATCAGTGTCCTATGGACAAGGACATGTCTAAGCTGGTTGTAGGGAGCATAGAGGGTACGGCTTATAGTGGGGTTCGAATCCCCGCCTATGCACGAACGGTGGAGAAGTCCGACTGGTCTAAGTCGGTAGCTTCTCCACCGTCTCCAGCGATGCGGTATCGTATAATGGCACTACGTTCGGTTCTGGTCCAGAAAAGTGATGCAGCTTTACAAAGACGTACTGCTCGTAAGTATGATATAATAGAACTGGTAGAGAGTCAGGGTCTCGTGGATGGCACCTTGACTCTCTACCGTGAAGTCATCCACCGCCATCCAAGCAAAGAGAATCAATTATGAAGACCTGTAACAAGTGCAAGAAAGACAAAGCTTTCAGCGAGTTTCATAAGGGCGGTCGTGCAAAGGATCGGCCGTCAGGGCAACTGCAAGGCCTGTAATCGTGAGTACAGGCAGACGAACAAAGAAGCTATCGCCGGGCAACAGCGTGTGTATCGCCAGACCAACAAGGTTGCGATTGCCGAGTACATGCGTGTGTACGACAACACAGGCACCTGTGTTGACTGTGGTGGGTCTTGCTACCGCTCAGCAGATCGTTGCAACCCTTGCATGGGTAGAGCGAGGATCGGCGTCGGTAACCCTCGTTGGCAGGGCGACAACATTAGCTACGGGGCAGCACACGACAGGGTTTATGCCGCCCACGGTCCAGCTTCTGACCATCAGTGCGTCGATTGCAATGGGGAAGCCCGAGAGTGGAGCTATAAGCACGGTGACCCGAACGAGTTAACTCAACTAGTGGAGGGATACATGCTGGCGTACAGTTGTGATCCCAGCTACTACGAACCACGCTGCGTACCGTGTCATAGGTCCTACGATCTTCAAGAGGCCCACCCTCAACTCGTGTAGTAACAAACAACAAGGGGAATCTAAAATGAATCCCCTTCCTAAAAAGTGCAAAGCAGTAGGGTGCCGGGGCCAGGGGGGAGGGAGTTCGATTCTCTCTACCGCTACCATCCTAAACGGATATAGCCGCCTCCCAAGGCCGCTGTGTCCCTTACTAAAACCTTCACATGTTTGGCCGAGTGTGAAGCAAGCAGTGTCGGATCTGCTTACCCTTCAACCCTTCGGGGATTGCGGCAGGAAACTCCGCATATCGGCTGATTAGTCTCTCAGGTGTTACGGCTGCATACGTCGCTCTTAACGACGCTGGTCCGAGTTCGAATCTCGGGGGAGACACTGCGAGGTAGTGTCAAGTAACACGCGGGACTCATAATCCTGAACTGCTGGTATCGACTCCAGCCCACGCCACCATCTTGCGGATGTGATGGAACGGAATACATAGCTGGCTTAGAACCAGCCGTCTTCGGGCATGCAGGTTCGACTCCTGTCATCCGCACTACAATGCGTCTATAGCTCAGCCTGGAAAGAGCGCTCGACTACGAATCGAGAGGACAGGAGTTCAAATCTCTTTAGACGCACGCAATAAGATATGGGCTTGATCCGGTTTTCGACCAGGCTGACTTGACAACAGATGCAATCCGTGATAACTTGGGAGTCACGTTAAACGCCTAGTCAAAAATAAACGCAAACACATTTGCAAACTCTAGCTCAGAGTCAATCTGGGCCTCACTCGATTCGTTCGAGGGGGCGCTAGTCTAACGACTGGCGTAGCGGGGTTGGGCACGCCTTGTTAACCAATGTGCCAATAAGCGCAATGAAGACTGCCGGGAAAGTTCGGCTGGTGGAGGTTGGCTTCGGTCAGCCCTGAGCGCCCCGCCGCTTAATGCGGGAATGATTGTAATTCAGATGTTGAATTGTTTGATCTGGCTACGGGGGTTCGAATCCCCCCAGGTCCAAGAGCTATCAGGAATCCTGATGGTTGTTGTTCCTGAGTAGCTGTCTATGCCTTACCCCGGTCGTTCATTGGTTAGGATGTCGGTTTTTCACACCGAGGAACAGAGTTCGATTCTCTGTCGGGGTACTAGGGTGAAGTTGTTGTGGTGGATATTTTCGCTACCGTCCACAGCAACTTCACCTTCTATGGATGTTTAACTCAGTTGGTAGAGTATCTCTTTTCTCAAATAGTCTTGAAGTTGTGATATACTTTAACTATGAAACATTGTACTATCTGTGGCGACAAGCTTTACTCTAAAGATTTCTGCAACAAGCACTACCAGCGTTGGAGAAAGCATGGAGATCCCTTGATAGTTAGAGGGCGATCTAAGTCGGGTAGTCCTGGTGTGAATCAAGTGCCAGAAAGTCAATTCGTTGAGATTGTAGAAGAATCAACTTCTTATGCTGAGTGTCTGCGAAAGTTGCAACTGAAAGCTGCTGGAGGATCTTATAAGGTTCTACAGGAAAGAATCTCAAGACTAAACCTTGACACTTCACATTTTCTCGGTCAAGCCCACGGCAAAAGTTCGAATAGGCTACGTGCAGAGGAAGTGCTAAAGCTAGGCACTAAGAATAGAAACGGGGTGGTTCGTAGAATCCTGTTTGAAGAACTTAAATGGAGCAAGACCTGTTCTGTTTGCGGCGTCGAAGATCAGTGGCAAGGGCGTCCGATGACGTTGGAGCTTGATCATATCAACGGAATAAACACAGACAATAGGGCTGAGAATCTAAGGTTTTTGTGCCCCAATTGTCATAGCCAGACAGACACTTTCTCTGTAGGAGTGTCAAGCATGGACGATTAACTCAGTTTGGTCAGAGTGCGATTTTTACACGATCGAAGCCACTGGTTCGAATCCAGTATCGTCCACTATAGGTCGCTAGCACAATTGGCTAGTGCATCGGTCTCCAAAACCGAAGGTTCGGGGTTCGAGTCCCTGGCGGCCTGCTCTAAGGAAAGATAATTTAACGATGTATTCGGTCCGGCCAGGCGCTGGAGTCTGGCTGTTAACCAGAATGTGCTAGGTTCGAGTCCTAGGAATACAGCAAGGGGACCTCTGACGCAATACCTGGCGAGGTACATGTCCCCTTTCTACGCTTGTATGCACTAACGCTACCTGTGGGCCGCGTTAGTGCATACTAAACAATTCCCTCACCTCCCACTCTATTGGCCCGTATTTCAACGGCGAGAATACCTCTCTGATAAGGAGGCGATGAAAGTTCGATTCTTTCCGGGCCAACCAATCAATCAACGAAGGAGAAACAATGACGATCTTCTATACAGTCATGGAAGGTGGGTCCGATAAGGACACACCTGAGGTAGCAGTGTTCGAGTCGGTTAATAACCGTCGTGCCGCCGATCGTAGGGCGTTCACGCTGAACAGGGGTAACCCTGGTAAGTACAGGGTCCAACCGTATAAGGTCAACGACTGAGATTTCTGCTTGGTGGAAGGGACGGTTTCCCTACTAGAGCTTATATCTCTGGTTTCCAGAGTTCAACTCTCTGACCAAGTACTTGGCGCTTGTATCCCAATTGGCAGAGGAAATCGGCTTAAAACCGATTAGTTGAGGGTTCGAACCCCTCCGGGCGCACCGCAAAGGAGAGGCATGGAATCTTACCCGCATTTGTCCCAGTTCGAAGATTACCACGATTTCTACGCTACTGTCCTTATGTCTTCTTTCTTCTTCATGGTAGAAAGAAAAGAATTTGATTACACGGTGGTCCAGTCCCGATATGTTAGCAGAATGTTTGTTCGGGTTCCCTGAGTATGAGGGCACAGAGTTCGTGTTGCCGCTATCTTGGATAGCGGTAGTTTAAGCTCCAATGGCGGAACTGGTATACGCAGTTGTCTCAAAAGCAGCCGTCTTCGGGCATGAGGGTTCGACTCCCTCTTGGAGCACTCAAGGCCACTTTGGTGAAGCCGGTAACACGCCAGCATGGTACGCTGGAGTCGAGAGTTCGAATCTCTCAGGTGGCTCGCAGACAGGAAGTAAACATTGGTGCCGTAGCTCAGTTGGGAGAGCGCTACTCTGAAAATGTAGAGGTCGCTGGTTCGACTCCAGCCGGTACCACCAGTTGCGATCTGGAAGATTGGCAGAGCGGTAATGCAGCGGGTTGCTAACTCGTCATCTGAAAGGGTGCATAGGTTCGAATCCTATATCTTCCGCTAGAAAGGTTTTTTATGGGTATGGTATCTTTTTGCATAGGTGGGGGAGAGAGTATTTGGGTGACGTCGCTGAGAGACGAAGCTGATTCGGATTCTTACACTTTGGTGTTTTTCCGTAATTTGGAACCCAATGTGCAGGTCTGTAGGAATGATTTAGTAGACGTCATGAATATGCCTTGCGGGTGGGTGCTTGTTTGACAAACAACATGGGAGTGTGTATGATGTGTGGGAGTTTGTGGTAACAGTAAAGATGTGAGATCCTACGATGGCAGAGATGCCGGGGTGTGGTGTGCTAGGTGTTGGGGAATCATCTGCAAGATTCGTTTGCGACTTCTCCAGTCAGAATAAAATACGGAGGGTACTGCTGGGTTGGCTGGCAACAGGTTTTGAACACCTGAGTACGGTAACACGTAGGAGTTCGATCCTTCTACCCTCCTCAATTCAAGCCGGGAAGGCTAGGTGTCACGCTCGTCTGCAAAACGAGTGACCGGGGTTCAAGTCCCCGTCCCGGCTCTGGTGAGTGCAATCAGAAAGAGAAGGAATTTAATGTTTTAGTGGTATAGCTCAGTTGGTAGAGCACTCGTCTCATAAGCGAGAGGTCGCTGGTTCAATCCCAGCTATCACTACTATGCCTCAGTAGCTCAGTTGGACAGAGCAGCACACTTCTAATGTGACGGCCGGGGGTTCGACTCCCTCTTGAGGCGCTATGATTCATAAACGAAATTATACAACCAGATATCTCACTATCTTTTTGAAGGGCTTGGGAGTCTTCTACAAGCATTCTTTGGCGATGCATTCGGAAGCCACAGTCTATTCTATTTTCTCTGATTCCAGAGAAAGGGAAAACATTGTCTCCAAAGCCCCGTCATGGGCAAAAAGGACCAGAGTCAATGTTTCTTCGGCATACCATCTTCCTAGTCACTGGCAGCTCGCATAGGGGTGTAGCATAATGGGATTGCTCGGGGTTTTGGTCCCCGCATGATCAGGTTCGATTGGCGAGACAAAGGGACAAACCTGGGGATATAGCGATAGCGAGTAATCATTCCGCAATAGGGAAATGGTAGCCCCGGTGGGTTTTGGTCCCACGTCTTTGAAGGTTCGATTCCTTCTTGCGGATCTATTTGACAGGAGTAGATTCAGATTTCAAACATGCGTCTGTAGCTCAATTGGCAGAGCGTTCGGCTTTTAACCGAGGGGTTGTGGGATCGTCGCCCACCAGGCGCACTTAAGGAGGAAATCATGACCGACAACGTACTACTGCTAAACGCAAGCTACGAACCTATTAGAGTGATCTCCTTTCAAAGAGCAGTTATCATGATGGTCCAGGATCGCGCTGAAGTAATCGAAGCGGACCCTGAACGTATGGTTCGCTCTCCGTCTTCATCTTGGCCTTGGCCTTCGGTGGTTCGCCTTAGAACGTATGTCAGTATCCCATTCGAACGCAACATAGCGTTGAACAAACGCAACGTTCTGAATCGTGACAACTTCGAATGCGCTTACTGTGTCAACCGTAAGGCAACCACAGTGGATCACATTCATCCCCGCAGCAAAGGCGGGTTGCATAGGTGGGATAACGTTATTGCAGCTTGCCGTCCTTGCAACAACAAAAAGGATGACAAGTTGCTTTCGGAAATGGGTTGGAAGCTTGCGTTCCAGCCGAAAGTCCCTTCCGGTCATAACTGGTTGCTTGTAGGGGTGAAAGATCGTGATTCGTGGGCAAAATATTTGAAACTGTGATTTGACAATCATGTTGCGGTTGTGTTAAGATAATCTTGTTGCTCGCACACGGTTAGGAAACCTCGTCTTGAGACGGGGGATCTAAAGTGCGGAGGAAGGAAAAGACCCGGACCTTTTGGTTCGGGTCTTTTCTGTATATGGGGTGTTGTTCTGTCGATCAGTGGTTATGGACGTGCTACAATAGGCTGTAGTACAACAAGGAATGGATGGTTACAATGGCTACTAAGGCAACTCTTTTCGACCTTTACAAAATGGGTAAGGAACTCACTATCACAGAAGGCGACGTGTCTGTTACCGTTTACCTTCAGAAGATGAACGCTATCCAACAGCAGAAGGCGCAACGCAAAGCCAATGGTGCTCGTGCGGGTGTTTTGGCTATGCAACGCGACGAGAACAGTGAGCAGCGTGCAGAGTACGAAACAGGGTTTGTGGATCAGTTCCCTACCCGTTCCGATCGTGTTCAGTTCCTTGTGGCTGACAAGAACGTGAACGAACGCTCGAAGGCTGAGGCGAGGCTTGCTGAGTCCGACAAGTGGGCGAAAGACGACTACTTGGAAGGTCTTCAGGAGGCGTGGGAAGACGAAATGAAAGACCTTTGGACTTCCGAGGATACTCGCACTGAAGAGTCGGATCGTGTCTATAAGGAACTCAAGGCGTACATCGGTGAGGTTGATAAGGCTGTTAAGCCTGCTCATGATAAAGCTGTTAAAGAATTCGAAGCGAAAACTGATGACGAGCTGCATAACTTGGTTGTTGACCGTCAGTTGCGTGCCGAATCAGATATGGCATGGTTGAATGAGTATCGTATGCAAGAGATCTTTTTCACGGTCCGCGACAAGGACAACACCAACAAGTTCTATTTCGGTACGCGTCAGGAACTTGATATGCTTCCGAACACCATTCAGCAGAAACTCCTTACAGCTATCCAGAATTTGACTGTCGATGTGGCTGAGGGAAAAGAATTGCCGGAGACCCCGGATTCCTAAACGTTATCCGTACTGCTAAATCGAGCGGTATGGGCCATTTGTCGTGGCCTAAGGGTTGTACGTCTATTGAAGATGTCCCCTGGGATGTGTTGGCTGTTATCAACCATTCTCACACGATTTTGCAGTGGCAGGAAAATTTGTCTAGGGATGAGATGCCTCCGGCTTGGATGTGGCCGTTCAATGATGAGATCTCTGAGTGGCTGGAGGATGTTACTGCTGCGCGTAAGTCTGGTAGCGATTTTGAGAGGGATGATCGTGTGCAGGTTCACATGACTGAGAATGAGCACGCTAGCCGTTTCAAGAAGTGATAACGCCAGAAAAATCGGTTACATCTTGAGAGAACAGCAGACGATAAAAGTACTAGGACGCAAAAACAAGGCAGGGTTAGCATGACATCGCAAAACTTTATGTTGAACTTCGATGCCAACTTTAGTGCGATGGATGCGAAGTTTAAAGCTTTTGTCCAGTCTGCTCGTGCTTCCGCTAATGAGATCAGCAACATTCCGCCTCCTAACTTTCCGACTCCTGCTACGGGGGATTTTCGTCAGCAAGCCAGAAATGTTGGTGCTCAACGCGCAGCAACGCAGACTATTGGTGGTTTGCCTGGTCCGGATGCTGCTAAAAGAGCTGCTGAAGCTAATACTGCTATCAGGCAGCAGCGAAGCGATTTTTCTGGTTCTATAGCGGGTCTTACTCCTGCGGATCAGGCTGAAGCCAGAAAGATCGCTAACCGTACTGCTGATGTCACTCGCAGGGGTCTTGCTAGTGCGACTACTATAGCGGAGATTACTGAGCAGAGTGTAGTTTTTGCTCAGGAGACGTTGGTTGAAAGCAAGAAGAGTTCGGCTGCTGACAAGAGGAAGGCGAGAGCGAAAGAGACTGAGGCTGCGGCTGCTGAGAAGGCCGCTACTGAGGCTGCTGCCGCTACTGCTGCTACTGATGAGAAGAAGGCCGCTGCTGCTGCCAGAAGGAAGGCGAGAGCTGCCGAGAAGGCTGCTGCTGTCGCTGAGGCTGCCAGCACCACCGCCGTGGCCGATAGTGCTGAGGTTACGGCTGCCGAAAAGAGGGCTGCGACTAATGCCAGAAGGAGAGAGAGAGCTGCTGAGAAAAGGGCGCTCGCCGAAGAGGTCCGTCTTGCTGCTGCTCTAGCCGATGGTCCTGTGGGTGGGGGGAGTGGTAATGCTGATCAGGATAAAGCTCAGTTAAGGATCGCTAATGTAAATGAAGCTGATGCGGCTAGAGCCAGCGCTGAAGCCAAAACCGCAAACACTCAAAGCACTAGGGAAGCTACTGCCGCTGCGGATGCTGCAACTAGAGCCTCGCAAGGCATGATTGACGTTCAATCAAGGCAAGCGCAGGTGATTGCCGATGGGCTTGTAAGTGCTGAAAACAGAGGGATTAGAGCTCGCGATCCTGGCATAACTGATGAGCTAACCAGAACTGTTCAATCAGAAGCTGAGCAGAAAGCTTCTATCGCAGCTAACATCAAGGCTACGGACCAACTAACAGCCGATTCCATTACGGCGGCTGCGAATAAAAGGCTTCTGAATAATACGGTAGCTGAGGGTGCTGCTGCTGAGCAGGCTGTGATTGACAGCAATCAAGGATTGGCTGTATCCAAGAAAACAGCAAAACAGGTTCAAGATGCTGCTACGAAAGCGGATTTGGCTGTTCAGCGCAACTCGCAGCAGGGCGCTCTTACTAACGTTATAAATAGGGCTAACAATTCGGCTTTTGTTGCTACTGACCCTCTGGCTCAAGAGGCAACAATAAATAAGCTAAGAGAACAAGAAATAGGAGGTCTTCAGGTCAAAGCCAGGATGATGGCCCAGGATCTTCAGGTAGATATAGGGGCTGCTGCTGCATCTAGGGAAAAGGCTGACCTTGAGAGAACCATTACGGATCTGCTAAGGATAGAAGCCACCCAAAAGGCCGCTAGAACTCTTGATGAGGAAAATGATCCTGTAAATCAAGCGGCGAGAATAACGGAGCTAACCAATAGGCAAGTAAAACTTCTTCAGGAACAAATCAATACTCTAGCTTCAAACATCAAAATAGGTGTAGGTGACGCTGCCGCTTCTAGGGATGTTGTGGCTCTTAAAAGGACCCTTGCGGATCTTAAGACACTGGAAGTTGCTGAAGCCAAGGCTCTTCAGGCCGCCGACCCTGTCACTCAACAGGTGAGAATAAATTCAGCACTAGCGAAAAGAGTTGAACTTCTTCAAACGCAGATCGCTGTTCAAGCTGCGGCTCTTCAAATGGAGGTAGGAACTCTAGCAGATAGTACTAACATAGCTGAGCTTACAGAGACCAGTCGACAGTTGTCGGTTCAGCAGGCTGAAGCGAAGAGAACTGCTACTCGTCTGCAAAAGGAAGCTATTGCCATAGCTAACATGGGCAACCGTGCTGATTCTGTTGCGACCATAGCGAAGCAGCAGATCGCTAACAACCTTCAGAAGATTCAGGCTTTGGAAGCAGCTAATCTGCCTGCAAACATTGCGTCTCAGGCTGCTTTGATTAGCGCTCAGAAAGATTTGACTCGCCAGTATAGGGTGAGTTTGGCTGCTCAGATTCGTGCTGATGGTGGAACTAATTTGGCTGCTACTTCCGCCAGGTTGGGTCTTACTGGCGGTGGTGGTTTGCCTGGCGGTGGCGGTGGTGGTGGCGGTTCTGGTACTGGTGCTGGTCGCGGTTTCTTCGCTGGTGGTGCTCTTAGCTCTTTGAAGTTTGGTCTTCCGTCGATCGCCCTGTTCTCTGGTGGTCGCCAGCTCATTGATTCTTTGAATGACGCTGAGGAACTTGAGCGTTTGTTGTTGCAGTTGGAGAATCAGCTTCAGGTCACTGTTGGTCCTGCGAATGCCACTGCGGAGTTCGAACGTCTTCGTGATATCATCAAGGATACTTCTCGTGAGGTGGGTCTTGCTGGTTCTGAGGTTGCCGGGTTCGCTATTCAGTTCCAGGGTGCTTTTGGTGAGGGAACGGGGCGCGAGATCGAGGGTCAATCAGGTACTGATCTTGTTGAGTCACAGATTTTTGATGCTTCTCGTTTCGCTAGGATGTCTGGTCTTGACGACGCTATCGTGTTCGACGATTTCTCTGCTGCGTCTATTGCGTTCGATGCTTCGGCTGAAACTATCGCTAACGTCGCTTTAGCTGCTCAGGATTCTACTGGTGTTGCCGCTGATGAGATCATCAACTTCCTTGGTAAGATCGCTCCTGTGGCTAAGCAGGCCGGGTTCTCTCTTGAAGAGTTCGCCGCTCTTGCCGCTACAGCGCAGCAGGCTTCTGGTGCTTCTGGTGATGTTCTGGCTGAACAGTATGGTCGTATCATTCCTGCCGTTTCTGGGGCTAGAGTCGAGCTGCTTGAGCTGCTCCAAACTAACGAAGCGCTGAATAGCCAGGAGTTCTTGGAAGCTATAGCTCAGAACCAGGTGGGCGATATTATCACCGTCTTGATTAAAGAGTATGATAATTTGACTGATACCGCTAAGAACACTGTTACTGAACTCATCGGTAGTCGTCGTGAAGCTGGCGCTTTGATCTCTGTTTTCGAAAACTCTGATACTTTCGATAGAACTCTTGGTTCTTTAGCTGATACTGCCGGACGCTTGGATGAGCGTTTTGAAGCGTTCAGCGGCACTTTCGGTCAGCAGCTTGCTAGGTTGTCTCAGGCTTTCCGTCAGCTTCTTCTAGCTTTGCTTAATGCTGGGTTGGCCGATTTGTTCAGCCTCATCCTTGAGAGTCTGATTGACATTGCGAATGTGGCTCGTGTTCTTGTCGAAGCTTTTGCTGCTTTGGCTAGTCCTCTGGCTCCGGTTGTTGATTTGCTGAGGGATATCAACGATCTTCTTAGCGGGTTCCCCGCTAAAGTCGCTCTCATAGGTGCCGCCCTGAAGGCGGCAGGTATCGGTCCTAGTTTGAGTCTCGCCAATGCAGCGTCTGCTGTCGGAACTCGTGTGGGAGCTCCGGGTAGTACTAGAGCTATTCAACCAGCGTTTGTTAGCACGAGCCAGTTCAGAAACGAACCTGTTCAGGGCCCCCCTGTGATCAACCCCACTGTGGCCCAGAGGTTCAGGGACACGGCGGGTGGCCGTCAGTTGAACGCTGGTGTCACAAGGTTCCAGTCTACTGCGGTTGGGCAATCGCTAGCTATTGGTAGAGCAAAACTTATCGCTAGCCCCTTGGTCTCTGGGGTTGCTTTTACTGCGGCTACTATCGCCGTCACTGAGGCTTTCTCGGCTGTAAGGGAGCAGCAGATACTCATCAACACTGCGGCTGAGGACCTGATCACTAAGCTTACTGATGTGAGCGACGTAGAGTTGCAAAGATTGATTGACGAAACCCCTGTAACTGGTGGTCTTATTGGATTCGGTCAAAGAGCTTTTGGTATTAAAGATGCTGGGAATGTTCTAAGGCAAATTCAGGAAAAAAGAAACACTGAAGCCAGAGTGGATAGTATTAGAGAACTTCTCGACGTCGATGACGGTTTGCAAGAATTCGCTGAATTGATCACTTCTGAGGATAGAACGGTAAACATTCAGGAAGCTTTGATTAATCAGGTTGAGGACCAAAATCTCAGCGCTAACGATATACAAGACATCAACGACAGTATAGGTGCGAACGTCTTCGAATTCGACAGAGTAATCCCGCAAGGTGGTGGCGCCAATTTCTCCGGACTTGCTATCAATACAGAACTTTTCCAAAGCAAAGAGTTCGTTGAACACCTCATCCGCCGAGCTGAAGAGGGTAGTGAAGCTGCTAGGGCCATTTTGGATCTTATGGAAACTGCGCTCGAAGATGAGGATCTTGGGTCGCTGCTTGCGGAGGCACTCGCTGAGAGAGGCCCCACCTTTGCTAGAGCCGCAGCTAATCTCGAAGAGGTAAACCAAACTGTGGAAGAAGCTAGGGTCGCTTTGGAGTCTGGGACTGGTTCTGCCTCGGCCTACGTAGCAGCTCTAAATGCCAAGGGTGTTAGCTTGCAGGAAGCATTGAGTCTCTCTGATAATCCTGACGAAGATATCCTCCTTATCGCAGCCATTACGGACACTCAAGCAGCCGAAAATAAAGCTTATTCTGATGCTGCCTCTGCTGAACTTGAGTTACAAAACAGAATTATCGCTTTGCGTGAAGGCGATTCTGTTTCTGGTCAACAACAGCAGCTAGACGGTTTGATTGCACTTTTGAATGACCCTAAGTTCACTAATCCTGAGGCCCGTCTTTCTACTGCTGAAAACGTTGTCAAGTTACAAGGTGCGTTGGGTCAGGCAGAAATTGATGCTCTTGGTGACAGTGAAGAGGCGATCGCCCTTATCAGAAACGGTGTTCCGGTAGATAATTCTGCCAGATTAGAAATCCTTCTTTCTCAGCTTGACTCCAACAATGCTAGTTTCGCTCTTTTCTTGAATTCTTACACTGCTGTTTATGGTCAGTCAGTCGAGGGGTTCACTCGTGGCCTGTTGAACGCTTTGATCCTTGGCGATGCGGCTATTGTGTCGGCTGAGACCTTCATTCAGGGCGGCATTGATGATGCTCGTCGTGCTTTAAATGAAGCCATCCAAACGGGCGATAACTCTAGTATTAGCGCAGCTTCAGATTTGTTGAATGCCCAGCTTGAGAACAGGGGAGTGACTACTCCTGCGGATGCTTTTGGTGGTGGTCTCCAGGATGTCACGAGAGTGGGGGCAGACCCCAAGGCTGCTGCGGATGCCGCTAAAAAGGCTGCTGATGACGCCGCTAAGGCTGCGGAGGATCGCGCTAAGGCTGCGCAGGAGCTGTTGGATGCCCAGAACGCTTATGCTCTGGCTCTGATCAGCGGGGATCCTCTCAAGGTGGCGCAGGAGAACAGGCGTCAAGCCCAGGAGGCGATAAGTAGAGCTACTACGGAAGCGGAGCGTATCACAGCTCAAATCAGGCTTTTGGATGCTGACAGATCTATTGAAGAGGCGATGAGGGACATTGGGGATTCTCAAACGGATTTGTTGATCGCCCAGGCTAATGCTGCTGGAAGAACTGTTGAAGCGGCTGATCTTAACGCTCAAGCTGCCGCAGAAAATCTGGCTAGAGTCCAGGCTGATTTCCTTGCTGGCAATGCTGGGGAAGCAGCGGTTCGTGCCGCTGAAATAGCGAACGTGACTGCTCAAGCTAACGCTCGTGATACTCAGTTCAGCGATCAAGTTGATGAGTATGAGTATTTGAACGAAATTGGTGCCATCACTACTCAGCAGTTGATAACGTATTTGCAGAAGATGAAGACTATCCCGACTAATACTGAGGATATGATCCGTGATCTTGACAGAAAAATTAGAACTCTATCTAATGAAGTCGGTCAGGATCTTCAGTTCAACCTTCCTGCTACTATCTCTGTTCCTACTTTGTTCGAAAGTCGTCGCCTGAATCAGAGTGTTGACACTAACGGTGTCGCCGGAGGCTATCAGGATAACAGGGTTGTGAGTATCCAGTTGAACGTTAATGGTAATACGGACGCTGGCGAACTGGTCGAACTCTTGGACAGTTACCTCGGCAACGACAGAAGCACTGTTTCTGTAAGGAGATATTGATGAGTACTAGGATCGCATGGGTGCTATCGGACCCTGTTACGTCAACTACATACAGTTTGCCTATTAACCCTAATCAGGGTGGCACCCCCACTTACCGTAAGAACATCATGTATACAAACACTTCTGCACCTGGCGGAAAGGTTCTGATGTTCGAAGGTAGGGAGGAAGCTAAAACTCTCAGTGTTTCTGGTAGTATTTTGGAGCAATCACTCCTAGATCAGCTTGTCGTCTGGTACAATAAAAGAAACCCTATTGAGTTGACTGATGACCTCGGAAGAATTTTCCGTGTATATATCACCAGTTTCGCTCCTACTCGAATCCGTAGCGGTACTCGCCCTTATTATCACGAGTATCAAATGGAAATGACGATTCTGGACTGGTGAGATAATATGCGTGACATTCAAAACATTTGGGATAAGTGGACTGACGGTAACGGCGAAATGGTCGGCGATAGCCGTCCGATCGGCAGGGTGACTGTAGAGAAGGATTTCTATCTGAACCTTTCTGAAACTAATGTGGGGCTATCTAACCGTGGGCCTTTCCGTTGGTATCAGCGTTTTGCGAACGATCAAGTCGAAACAGAAATACCGAACATCAAAACTATTCAGATTCAGCGTTCCATCGACTCTGATGCAGCCACTTGTAGTATCACTTTGAATAACATGTGGCACGAGAACTTTGGAGAGGTGACCGGCGCTGTGGGGCAACTTGGGCTGCCAGGGTACCTTGGGCCTGACTACGGCGCCACAGGGGAAGCTGAGGCCCGCTGGGGGCAAACCAGGAACGCATGGTCTAGGGTTTTGGTCCCTAACGCTCTGATCCGTACTTATGAGGGGTTCGGCGGGTTCAAAGACACGGCGGCTACCCCTACCGCTAATCAGGACGAGTTGAAAGAGTTGTCTGAAGCTTTGGCTGACGGTGACACGATGCTTACGGGTGTTTGGCTTGTTGATAGGGTCACGACTGGCACTAATGGTTTGTTGACTTTGACTTGTCGCGATATGGCCAAGTTGTTGATTGATCAGATGTTGTATCCGCCGTTGATTCCTTCGGTCCAGTACCCGTTGCAGTACTGCCGCTACGACGATCAGTCCTATGATGCTTCTTTCGATCCTCGCGAGCCTAGAGTTCGTGAGGAAGGTGTCACTGCCGATGTTCCTTTGGTTTACAAGGATTCTTCTGCTGACAGGTGGTACGGATTCAACGCCAAGGTACACGGGCACAGACCTACTGATGCTCTTGATGGCAACACTGAAACTTATGCGTATTCTGTGGGTAACGGGCACCCCTCTCGACCATTTTGTGCTGATTTCTGGGAGTTTGAACCTCAGGGGGCAATAAATCAGGTTTACCTTCACACCTGGAAGCAGGGCTATGAGGTTTACATCAGTGTTAAAGAGAATGGTGTTTGGCATGGCGAATCCCGTGTCTTGTATGATCACGTCCCGCTTCTTACTTCTCAACCATCAGCATTGAACCCTGATACGGGGGCTGATCAGCTTTATGTCCTCAAAACAGGTGTCGCAAGCGAAGTTGGTTTTTGGATTACTTTGCCTCGCGTTTATCAGGCTGAGCGTCTGCGTGTCACCTTCAGGCAGCATTACAAATCCCCCCACGGTCCGTTCTTTTATCGTGCGGGTATTCGTGAACTGAAGGCTCGTGTTGACACAAGTGTTCGCACAGAGGATAGAAGTATTTGGCATTACGATATGGCTCCGGTTCCTGGCGGGGACGGCTACTACGTAGTTGACCATGACGCTTTCGTGTATGCTTTTGGTGAGGCTAGGGAACAAGCCTACAATCCTAATACTCCTAACCGTTACGGCGGCGGAGTAGACAGAGGTACTATTGCTATTGCTATTGTCCCAACTTCTACCAACGAAGGTTACTGGGTTCTACAAGGGGACGGTAAAGTACTTTGTTTCGGAGACGCTGAATGGTACGGGGATGCTAACGGATCCACTAACCCCGTTGAGGGCAAAAAGTATTTGGATATGGCAGCTAAGTTCGACGATTCTGGGTACTGGATTCTTGGCACAAACGGAAGTATTGAGGCGTTCAACGTAACAAACTACGGTGACGTCACCGGGGTAGACACCCTATATAGGGCTGTGGAATCTCACCCGTCACTGGATGGGTATTGGATCGCAGACCAAGATGGAACGGTCACAGCCTTTGGTTCTGCCCCTGACCACGGATCTCTTTCCGGGACACTGGTCGGGCAGGAACGAATCACAGAAATTCAGTCGAACAGCGACGGAACAGGTTACTGGCTGCTAGCTTTGGGTGGCAGCGTGTTCGCTATCGGCGCAGCCACAAATTTCGGTGAACCTCAAAACGTCAATATGCAAAACACTGCTGACAATCAGGTAGATTGGGCTTCGTTTGAACGTTTCTCACGCCTTTCGTATGGCTTTGCGGCTAACCGATTCGATGACGGGTACTGGGTGATGCAAACTGACGGTCAGATCCACATGTTCGGTGCAGCCAATTTCTATGGCCAGCCGGGTGGTATTGGTCTTCAACGTCAAGACGGCAATTATTGTGTGGATATTGACACGGAGATTCTTACCAAGCGCGGGTGGCTGAAGTATGATGAAGTTGTTGAGGGAGATCAGACAATTGGCCTTAACTATAAAACAGGTCTTTCTGAATGGACTGAAGTTTCTAAGGTAAGCGTCTTTGATGTGGTTGATGAGCCTATGTTGAATGTTGACAGGAATAACATGAAGAGTCTGTCTACATTGGATCATAAATGGCTTGTCAATCATAGTAGGTTTGGTTGGCAGTGGAGAACTTCTGATTGTCTTGATATTCAATCCAAGATTCCTACCACTTCTGTCGGAGCTGTCGGTTTCGCTTCTGACAAAACCCTTTCTGATGATCTTGTCGAATTGCTAGCTTGGTTTTGGACTGAAGGCAGTTTTGGAACTTATGATAAGTCTGATTACAGAGCTTCCCTTTCTCAATCTAGGTTTGCGAACCCAGAACTAGTAAATAGAATTGATGATTTGCTAGAGAGATTGTATGGCTCTTCTGGATCGCTTGCTGATGGGGCTCATTGGAGTAGGCGAGAAAGGAAAGGCTCGGGTACTGTTGAATATCGTCTAAAAAGCAAAATAAGAGACTCTCTGGCTAACATGATGGACTTCGATAAGACCATCAATTATGAAGTTGTCAACAGTTTGACAAAAGATCAGGCTCAACTATTTGTTGATGTCTCTATCCTAGCTGATGGTTCTGAAAGAGATAATGGCTACAGGGTTATCAGTCAGAAACTAAAGCCCAGGCTTGATGTGTTTTATGGTATTTGTATTAGACTTGGGATTGCTTGCCGAATGGTTGAGCTGTCTGATGGTTGGAGTTTGAGTCTTCTTCAGAAGGGGCGGCGGGTTTACTACGGCTTTCATCAAGAACGAAGACAGGTCAATTGTCTCCTACACCGGAAAGATTTGGTGTCCCACTACTGGGACTCATAATTGGATGGCTCGCAAACAGGGGACAACATACATTACTGGCAATACCGATTATTCTGACATCGTAAAAGAGCTGTGTTTGTGGTCGGGGTTCTTGTCTAAAGAAGATTCGCCGAACGGTGGGCAACCACCAGTGGTTTATGGCAATATTGAAGCTACCGGTATTCACGCTGGAGAATCATGTATTTCTGAGGATCTGTTCGACAAACGCCCAGTGATCGAAGCGATCAACGAACTTAAAGAAATTGTCGGATACTTGTTCTATGTAGACGATCAGGGTGCTGTGGCGTTCAGGTCGCCGAACTGGTGGTCAGCCGGAAACTTCTACGAAGATGGGGCTTACACTTCGTTCATCCCTGATATTGACGAATCCCTTCAGTTGACTGACTATCAAGTCACTCAGGGTGATGAGTCGATCCGTTCGGAAATCATCATCGGATCTCAAGTTCCTGACCCAACGAACCAGTCGACTGTGAACACCCGCATCGTGCCTAAGACGGCACAGATTTTGCGTGGGATGGTGAAGCCGGCTATTTGGACAAACGAAGTTTTCAGCTCTGGAGATGAACAGAAAATCATGGCCGAACTTATCGCCTTGCATATTTGGTTCCAGCAACGCATCGGGTCGGTGTCTTGTTTGGCGAACCCGAATATTCAAATCGACGATCAGGTTCGTATCTCTGAACGCAACTCCGGCGAAGCGTACATTCACTATGTGAGAAGCATCAACAGATCATTGGACATGGATTCGGGTCAATACATCATGCAACTCGAAACTCATTGGTTGGGCACCGGAGAAAATTGGGTTATTACCAGGGATGATCTGTTGAATGAACAAGGGTTGGAGCAGTTGGGTATTTCTGTTACTGTGCAAGATTTCTTGAGAGAGTCTACCTCTCCTTCCGTGCAGCAGGCCGCTTTGAGAAACTTCGGATCTGGTGAGGAAGGCTATCAGCCTATCGGGCCTGATGTTGAGGATGGTTCTACTGGTACGTTGGGTGGTGGTCCAGGATGATGCCTCCGGTTGGTAAGCGTAACGTTTTGAAGAAGTTGGAAGCTCAGCAGATTCGTCAGACCAGCAATTTGGCTGGGCCTCATCAAATCACCGGGCAGTTTCTTGTTGAGGGTTCTGGTGAGGTCACTAAGACAATTTTCTTTCCTGTGCGTTTCATTGAGAAACCTTTGTTCTTTTCGGGTATCGAGATGCACATTGATACTTCTCCGGTTGGTCAGAAGTTCCCTCTCGCTACTGTTTGTGTTTACGATTGGAACATTGACGAACCGGATTTGGCTTCTGGTGGTCAGAATTTTCGTCAGTATTTTGTGGGTGCGAATTTGGCTATTGTGTGTATCGGTAATCCTGGTCAGCGTTTCTGGGTGAACTGGATGATGAATGGTTTGGCTATCACTAACCCGTTGAGCGGTATTGGTGATCTTACGACGGATACGATACTATGAGACCTGAGATTGCTCCGAAACATATTCGTGTGAAGGACGGGCCGGAGGTGGCTACTACCCGTTCTTTTGGTGGGGTAGGGGCTGTCCTGTATGCTGGCGCTGTTTCTCGTAGCTATGCTATCGGGGACAGCGGGGCTGTCCTTGACCCCGTTACTTTCACTAGTCTCGATGCCGATTATTTGGTGAGGTTGCAGTACACTGCTAGAAGTTTTCTTGGCAATAGCTTGATAAATCTCAGGTTTGCTTTGGATCTGGATGCCGGGGGTTCTGCTAGTAGTAGTTCGTACAGTAGCTATGGCGTGGGGTTTGAAAATTCGGTGTCGCAGGACGGTGCTGCTACGGTGTTCATATCTGGGACTACTATAATCCCGGCCGGAACCCACACTGTCACTCCTTGGTACAATAACAATCTTACGACCGATCAAAGTGCCGTTGGGGACCAAGGGTTTACTCGCTTGAGCGAATCTTGGGTGGTTGAAATCTTAGACAAAGTCTCTAATGAGGCTTTCAATGTGAATTATGCAGGTAATAACCTGGGGGAGTCTTTCGTTTGGACCCCGTTCAGCGTGTAGCAGTCAGTTTGAAGATCGGGATTCCCGATAACACAACAGAGAGTTCTTTCAAAGGTAGGGTAAAATGTCTGGTTTAACTGACAATTACAGGTTGTTGACTTTAAATGCTGGTGATTCGTTGAACATTAACGGATATCAGTTCACTAGGGCTGACAGAAACACGATTGATAGGCTGCTCTATATAGGGGCTGAGGGGCATCGTCATAATGGGGTGGCTGGTGCTAGTTCCAATCCTGCTGCTCCCCCAACTCTTGCTTTGAACACTACTGGCGGCAATATTCCTGCCGGTACTTTTGTTGCATACAAGTACACTTTGGTTGATGACACCGGGGCGGAGTCTGCTGCTTCTCCTGAAATTACGGTAACCACCGCTGCCGCTATCGGGTCTCCTGGAGCGCCTTCTCTGGCCCGCTATCTTACTGGTGGAACCCTTATTGGTGGCAACTACTACTATATACTTTCGGCTTATAGTGGTGTTCAAACTTCTGAAACTCGCCCAGGTGACCAAGCGTTTATTACTTTGAGCAGCAGCTCTAGTACTTGGCGTATCGAGGTGACGTTGCCTTCTTTGCCTGTTGGGGCTGACGGGTTCAACGTGTTCCGTCGTTCTCCGGGTGAGTCTAAGTACAGTTTCATGCAAACCATCGACATGCAGGTGGCAACCCCTCCTACTGTGTTTGTTGACAACGGGTCTATCAATATCAACTGCAATAGGCAGCCCCCTGTCCGTAACTCTACGAATGCCACTAACTCGATCAGCATTGGTTTCCCCGGTACTACCCCGACTGTTCCAGAAGGGTTCACTTGGAAACTGTACAGGAGTTACGCTTCGGGTGCTTACAACAATTCTCTTTTGAGTTGGATTGTTGAGGAAACCTCTGAGAATTCTGGGATTATCACTCCTGTGTATCTTGATGAGGGTGGTTCCACTACGTTCGGGTCCCCTCCTTCTCAGTCGCAGTTCGTTGGTTCTCCCCCTAAGATTCAGTTAGGGAATGTGTCTGAGGTCGCAGGTTTCTTGCCTGTTGGGCGTAACGTGGTTCCGGCCGTTGCTACGTTCACTTTCCCTGGGCTTCTTGATGCTCCTGTGGTCGGCAGCTTCGCTTGGACTTGCGAGTACCAGCACGCTGAGATTGTTGGGTGTCGCGCTACTTTGGGACGTGATTCAGCTCCTTCTAGCCAGAATGTGATCGTTGATGTGAACAAGTTTGATGCTGGGGCAGCTAGTCCTAGCTTCTCAACCATATACACTACTCAAGCGAATAGGCCTTCTATTCTTGTTGGTGAGCAGCAGGGCGTTAGGTCTGTCCCCGATGTCACTTCTTTGGTGGCTGGGAACATGTTGACTGTCGATATTGATCAGGTCGGGTTGGGGGCAACCCCTAATGACTACGATTTGGTTGTCACTATTTATCTTCTTGTCAGGGAGAATGCTGGTCTTGATGTTTCACCTACCGGAGTACTGGGGATCGCCTGATGTCTAAGCCTCTTCTTTCAGAAGCCCTAGTCAGAGGAACTTTCGACTGGGTCGGTGACAATTACTCTGCTATTCTTGTTGACAACACTTACACTAGCTACGGTAGTCACGACTATCTTTCTCAGGTTACTGGTAGAAGGGGCAATAAAGTTCCTCTGACTGGAAAACAAATTCAAACTGACACTGGCACAACCTACTGTCTCGCAGACCAGACTATCTCTTTTGGCGTGATCAGTGCTGGCGCAACTTTGAATGCTGTTATTATTGTCAGGGATACAGGGGTGGAGGCCACTTCCTTTCTTTGTGTCCAATTCACTTCTTTTGCTGTTACCGGGTTGCCTTATGCTACAACAGGAAACGACGTTGATTTAGAGTTCGATGATTTTGTTGGTATCGTCGCTGGCAAGGGAGCCATTATGAGGGTGAGTAGTACCTGATGCCAGTGCTTACGGCCACTCAGATTCCTGGTATAACGGTTCTTTCTTCTGCTCCTGGGAGCACGTTGATATATGACCATGCTACTTCGTTATATAGAGAACAGGTCCTTTTCGATGATCCGCTTCTTTTTTTCAGCATGGATCCTGACACATTTATTCTAGGAAATAATGACAGGCCAGCCCTTAACTTGGCAAGAAGGAATGTCAATAACCTCAGTTTTCCTGATTCAAATAGTAGTAATACCTTGAGAAGAGTATTTACATCGCCTGCGGGAACTTTTGCTTATCCGACGTCGTCGGCTGCTGGGTTGGAGTTTGATGGCGCTTCGGTTATGTCGCTCTCTCTTATTGGGGACAGTGCCCCTGGGCCGTGGTGGGCTTCCCCCGCTAGGTCGGCTCGCCGTAGTGAGATAATCAGAAACGAGGAACTGATTAGTTTGGAAGTTTGGTTAAAATACGTTACTAGCACCAGTGGCGCCATGTTTCCTGTGTGTGTTGGCGGGGGTTTGTTGAGCGGTGTGAACGGGGTGAGGTTCGCTGGAAGCAGGCAAGGCTCTGAGTTCACTTTTCAGTTTCAAGATACCACATCAACGGTGCGTGCAGCCACCAAAACGGGGCTGACGTTGATTGACAATGCTTGGCATCATTTCGTTGGGACCTGGGACGGAACCGATCTGAAACTATATATAGATGGAGACCTGGAGGCGACAACTACGCCTCCTGGTGGTACCGAAATTCGTTGGCCCACCGACATTTCTGGTGCGACTAATGATTCTGGGTTCATCCTCAAAGCGGGGGCGGCTATTAGAGACTTCATTAGTAGTACTCCAATTTCTCTGTATGTAGGGTTCATGAAAAACGTGGCTCTTTACAATTATCCTCTGACTGCGGCCCAGGTCACAACCCATTATACAGTCGGATCAGGTTCAGGGTTCAATTCTTACATTCCCCCTCAGCCTTTCCCTTATGGTCGAGCAGAATTTCCTCCTCATCCTACCGGGAACACGTATGATGTGCTCGAAAGGGCTGTTACTACTGTGACTACTGTCACGAGTGGCGGCTGGAAAGATTCTGATGGTGCCTCTATTTCTGGGGACGCAGACAATTTTGCGGTAACGGTGCGTGTACCTAAGGACCCTAATCTTTCTGCTTCGGATAGGAAGATTGATTTCGTTGCACAGTTAACCAACGGGGCCGACAATAGTTTGATTCAGTTTGGTCTTTGCTACGATCCTCGTTTCGTCACCTCGGGGAAGAGGGCTGTCAAGTTCGCTGTTCACAACGGGACCTCCGTGACGGACGCTTTGCACGCCAGAGAAGCGGGTGGGTTCGCTTCGTTCCCTACTGTGGCGGGAACATGGGATTTCAAGTGGGAACAGTCTGTGTTCTATCGTTTCAACCTGGTTGATACTGGAACGGGCATCGCTCTTTATTTGAATGATGTTTTAGTCAAAGAATACACGGTTACCCCTAGCGGGTTCAACATCGAATCCTTGGCTCTTAGAACCGAGGATTGGCAGAATTATATTGATCCGATCGTTCAGCATGACTGGTTGGTTTTTAGGGCAGATCAGGGGACGGATGAATTCTCTCTCACATCAGTCACAACAAATTTGAATAGCTCTGACTGGTACGAGTCGCAGACTCGTGATGCCGTGAGGATCTCTGACTATATACTCCGTCACAGGGTCCACACCCCTATGGATCAGGCAAATGCCTCAAACGCTTATAGCTTCACTTTGAACGACGCCTTGTTTGCTCGCAGGCCTACGCTGGCGAATTCTTCTAGTGTCGAATGGATCCCTGTGACCAACACGAAGGACTGGGTCTAAATCTTAGCGCATTTCAGGTCGATTCTCTTATCAGCTAAGAGAGGATCCGTATGGCTATTTATGCTCGTTCTGATTGGGGTGCTAGACCTGCTAGGCGTCGTGCTATTATACAACGCTTAGACGGTGTTTACCTGCATCACAGTGGCCGGCCCCGAATCGCAGACAGTTAAGCAGATCCAAGACTTCCACATGGACAGTCGTGGGTGGACCGATATTGCGTATTCTTGGCTAGTCGACAATAAAGGCGACATTTACGAAGGCCGTGGTTGGGGTGTCTCGGGTGGTCACACTAAAGGCCAGAACAGTATTTCTCATGGGATTTGTTACATTGGGAACACTGAAGTCAAGGATGCTACGAACGCAGCTAAGGAATCTATTAACCTGCTGATAGAAGAGCATGAACACAGGTACGGCAAAGGGTTTGTTCGTGCTCACCGTGACGCTCCTGGGGCTGCGACAGCTTGCCCTGGCGTCGGGTTGTTTAATTGGATTAAGAATGGTCGCCCTGTCAGGGGCGCTACCGCTAATTTGGAGACTGCTGTGAAACTTGATAATGCTAATGCTACTTTTTGGGTGAACGTTTTCTATAGCGCTATTTTGCATCGTCCTTCTGATGATGCTGGAAAAGCGTTCTGGGTGGCCAGGGCTGTGAGCCAGGGTCTGACTCGCGAAGATTTGTTTTTCGGTTTCATTGCTCAGGCGGCGGGTGAGGTTTCTGATCTTCAAGCCGCTGTCCGTATTTTGCAGGCGGATATTACGGTGTTGAGGACTGCTGTGGCTAAGTTGCAGGCTGCGGCTCTTGTTCCGGCGACTGTTGCGCCTGTCGATACCGACAAGTTCGTCGATGAGGTTGTTGCGAAGTTGGTAGCCCGTTAGGCTAGTTGATATTTCTTCTTGACGTTACGATAGTTGTGTGCTATTCTTTGGTGTGTGAAGACCATTGAAGAGCTCAGAAACATAGCGAACGATCTTGTTGACAAACGACAAGCGCCTCCCCAGAAAAGGGGTCAGGCGCTTGATTCGTCTATTGTCGGCCTAGCTTTGCTGGATCGTTACGGCAAGACCCCTCAGTTGGAAGACATGGACCCTTCGGGGTTCGGGTTGGCCCCCGTGGATTCTAAGGGTCGTAGGGTTATGCTCGCTGTCCGTGAGCAGTCTCCGTTCTATATGAGGGATCAGCAACTCGGCGAACATGATGTTGTGGTTTTTGTTGTGTTCGCTAATGATAAGGTCAACTTTTTGGGTTGGCTCCCTGACGCTAGTGTTGTGACTATGCCGGTGAAGTTGTTCGCCAACAGCGCCCCTTATATGGTGACTGCTGACTTGATGAATCCGATGCCTGACTCCTTCGATTTCGATGATGGGTGTGATACACTTGTGTGTGTGAAACCTGCTGTTTGGGATCCGAATGTTGGGGCCTGGGATTGTGTGGTTTGCGACAAGGTGAGGTTCGACAAAGAATCGAGAGCCAAGTATGGTAGCTCTGACGGTTAGTGATTTGATTAGAGATAAGAGAGAGAAGGCTGGTTGGTCCGCTCGTCATTTGAGCGAGCTGGCTGGCCTGTCTCCTTCGTATGTTTCTAAGGTGGAGTCTGAGCGTATCAACCCTTCTTTGGAGGCGTTCGGTAAGCTTGTCAGGGTTTTGAATTTTAGTGATCTTGAGATAGCTTTTATTGTGAAGAGGATTGCGGGGATTGATGGTTGAAATCTTTTTGTTCTGGTTGCTGATTTTTCTGTGTGTGTTGACACTGTTATCATTGAAGCGTAGAGGAAACTGATGCGCTTCTCGGCTAGCTCAATACAGTCCTGGATGAACTGTCCTCTGCAAGCGAAGTTCAAACACATTGAACGTAGACCGTCTTTGCAGCACGCCAAAGCCAGTTTCGGTACTTGCATTCATGATGCTTTGGAGATGTATAACAACGGTGTCGATGTGGATACTTGCGTTGAGCGTTTCAAGCTCAC